CGTGGGATGTACCTTGCCATATGAGTAATCTATGTCAAGAAATTATACACCCCACAAAACCAATTAAATCCATTGACGATCCAGAAGGCGAGATAGGTATTTGTATTCTGTCTGCATTGAATCTTCTCGAATTAAACAGCGAAAAGGACATTGAAGATGCTTGCCGGATTGCGGTAAGAACCCTAGAAGCAGTTATTGATTATCAAGATTACCCTGTGTTAGCTGGTAAGAATTTTACAGTCAACCGTAGATCATTAGGTATTGGTATAACCAACCTTGCTGGCTTTCTAGCCAAGAACAGGTTGGGATACGGAGATGAAGAAGCATTAAAATTAATTCACGAAACTATGGAGCAGATTCAATGGAACCTACTCAATGCAAGCTGTGAACTCGCAGAAGAAAAAGGTGCGTGCGCTAAGTTTGAAGACACAAAGTACGCAAAAGGTTTGCTACCCATTGACTGGTACAAAAAAGAGGTCGATGAGTTAGTTAATCCTACGTACAATATGGACTGGGAGGGTCTACGTAAGAGGATTAAAAAGTTCGGTCTTAGACATTCTACACTTTCTGCACAAATGCCCTGTGAATCAAGCAGCGTGGTTCAAAACTCCACCAATGGACAAGAGCCAGTGAGAAGTTACTTAACTCGTAAAAAAGCAAAAAATGGTGTGCTAAAACAGCTTGTTCCCAACTATCATACGAGAAGGAAGTATTACACGATGGCGTGGGAAATTAAAGACTGCAAGTGTTTAATGAATATGGCCGCAGTTATGCAGAAGTTTATCGACATGAGCATGAGTACAAACCTATACTACAATTATGATCATTACGAAGAAGGGAAAATTCCCTTGAGTGTTATTATCAAGGATCAAATTTACGCATACAAATACGGATTAAAAAACCTCTATTACTGCAACACACCTGATGGTGATGGAGAAGAAGAAAAAGACATGGGCTGTGAATCAGGAGCCTGTGCAATATGAGCGAGAGAAAGGTTGGTAGGGTAGGATTTATTGCATCTGCTTTTGATTTGTGTCACGCGGGACACCTGTTAACGCTAAGAGAATGTCGAGAAAAATGTGACTGGCTTATTGTTGGTTTGCAAATCGACCCTTCATCGCAAAGGTCTTTCAAAAATAAGCCTATCGAAACTGTGTTTGAAAGATATTTAAGGTTGGATCAAAACGAGAATGTAGATAAGATAATTCCTTATGAAACGGAGTATGATCTTTACGTCTTGATGCAATCAGAAAAAATAGATGTTATATTTTTAGGAGAAGATTATAAGAAGGTTGCAGACTATACAGCAAAAAAGTTACCTACACCAAAATATTTTTGTAAAAGGTACGACGGATACTCATCATCAAAACTAAGACAAAGAATTTTAACAGCGGAGCAAAACAAATGAAAACTATATTCAACACAAAAGCAGTAGATCCAATGAGCCAACCCTTATTTCTAGGTAAAGACCTTGGAGTTCAAAGGTACGATGTAATCAAGTACCCGATATTTAAATCTTTAGACAGCAAGCAAATGATGAATTTTTGGCGACCAGAAGAAATTGAGCTAAAGAAAGATAGAGGCGATTTTAAAGAGATGTCAGACAATGAGAAGTTTATCTTCACATCTAACCTTAAGTATCAGACCATGCTTGACAGCGTGATTTGTCGTGGTGTTCCTACGCTGCTTGAATATGTCACCAACTCCGAACTGGAGGCATGTTTGATGACTTGGCAATTCTTTGAGAAAATTCACTCTCAAAGCTACAGTTATATTATTCAAAATGTCTACGCGGATAGTGCCGAAATTTTTGACGGGATTTATGAAGATAAAGAAATAATGAAGCGTGCAAAAAGTGCTATTGCAGACTATAATAATTTGATGGGAATGGAAATTGATTCGACATCCAAGAAAGATTTGAAGAAACAAATCTACATGACTGTAATTTCGATTAACATTCTCGAAGCTATTCGTTTTTACGTTAGTTTTATCTGCTCTTTTGCTTTTGCGGAAAATAAAAAGATGGTAGGCAATGCAGATATTATCAAGCTAATCAAACGAGACGAAGCCCTTCACTTAACAAATACTAAAGAAATACTAAACATTCTTCATAAAGAAGAAAGCGAAGGATTCACAAAGATCGCTAAAGAGTGTGAAGAAGAAGCGATTCAAATGTTTGAAAACGCCGCTGTTGAAGAAAAGAATTGGGCATCATACTTGTTTAAAGATGGGTCAATTCTTGGTTTAAATGAGCCAGTTCTGCATCAATACATAGATTGGCTTTGTATGTCAAGAAGAAAGATGATAGGATTGCCTTATGAAAATGTTGGCAAAAATCCAATCGCTGGATGGACGCAGGGTTGGATGGAGAGCGAGAGTGTACAAGTTGCTCCACAAGAGCATGAGATCACTAGCTACAAAATTGGAGCTAGTAAGAACGACTTGGAAGATATGGATTTTGGAGATATTAAACTATAGGAGGATTATATGAACCACCCAGATCAGGTAGCTAGAATGAGCCAGTTGAAGTCGAATCAAAGAGTATCGCGACCTTTCGGCCAGCATACCAATAAAAAAAGCTATTATGCTTTAGAAGATAAGATTGTCAAATGGCACTATGATAGAAATTTAATTGAAGGAAGCACTGATAAAGATCAGTTGCTAAAACTTATCCAAGAGGTTGGTGAGCTTTCAGATCACATTTGCAAAGGCGTAGACATTTCTGATGATGTCGGGGATTGCTTAGTCGTGCTTATAAACATATGTGAAAGAAACGGCTTGTTATTAACAGAGTGTTTAGCTAAAGCATGGGATGACATAAAAGATAGGAAGGGCGAAATGCGGGACGGAATTTTCGTAAAGGAGGCCGACCTATAATTTTTTTTCAAAAGGGTTCTAAATGAAATCTAGAAAAGAGCGACGAGAAGAGAGAAAACGACCGAATCACAAGATTAGGTCTTTAGAGGCTAAGACCGAAAACCAAAGGGACTACATACGATCTATTGTTGAAAACGATATTATATTTTGCTCCGGGCCAGCAGGCTCAGGTAAATCTTTTATTGCTGCGGGTATCTCTGCCCAACACTTACATCATAAAAAGATAGAAAACATAATTGTATCTAGACCGTTGGTTTGTACAGGTAAAGACATCGGCTCATTGCCGGGAGAAATGGGCGAAAAAATTGCACCATATCTTTTGCCAATGAAAGAAAATTTAAAACATTTTCTCGGTCAGGCTTATTACGGTCTTTATTCTAATGAGGGGGCTATTAAGTACAAGCCTCTAGAAGTTATGCGTGGTTCGACTTTTCATAATACATATATGATACTAGACGAAGCGCAAAACTGCACAGAGGATCAAATAAAAATGTTCGTGTCTAGGATGGGGGAAAACAGCAAGGTAATTATCAATGGCGATGTAGAGCAGAACGACCTTCGTGGGCGTAGCGGTCTAGCTTTCTGTATGGATAGACTTGAAAACATTGAAGGAATAGGAATTTGCAAACTAGACTACGATGACATCCAAAGAAACGGAATTATCGGAAAATTTTTGAGAGCATTGGAGAATTAAATGCCAACATATATTTATGAATGTAATGAGTGCGAACACTCTTTTGAACAGTTGCAGAAAATGTCAGACGAGCCGCTTAAAAAATGCCCCGAATGTGGGAAGAATGAACTGTTTAAAGTTATAACAGGAGGTATATATGCCTGTGTTAAAAACACAAACACTGTGGGACAACTAGCAGACAAAAACGCGGAAAAATATAAAAGCATGATCAACGAGAATCAAGCAAAAAAGAAAGAAGAAGCTCCGAAGCTGGACAAACCGTTTTATCACGGCGAAGCCACACGCAAAGAAATAAACAAGATGACAAATAAACAAAGACAAAGATATATTATGGAAGGTAAAAAATGAAAGAACCGCAAGACATTTCGCCTAATTTAAACCACCAGTTATATATAAGCTCTGCCGACTATATAGAGCAGAATAATACTGCTAGTTTTAATTTTAACAAGTCTGGAAAAAAAACTGATTCACCAAAAGAAAAAGTTTTCGGAAAAATTGTTGTAAATAACGACAAATCTAACTATTATATAAGAGTCCACCAGAGTGTTCCTTACGACCCACTGGGGACATACGGAAAAAGAGAACAGTATCTAGAAACAAAAATGGTTAAAACATCTCAAAGCACATTTGATTTTTACATGCTTTATCTACAAACTAAAAATACAATTTACATGTCAAAAGCTAGAAGGGGACTAACCAATGGTTAAAAAAGGGCCACTATCAAAAAAAGACAAAGAAATTATTTCGGAATCTGCGTCTTCAAAAACTGTAGAAGAACTAGCAAAATCTTTAAACAGAGCAGAGGCAACGGTAAAAAAGTATATTGATAAAATTAAAGAGCAAAAACCAAAAAAAGCGTCTCTGACTCTTGACCAGTTTGCAAGAAATGACAGAGGCTCTACTGTTATGACTCAATCTGCTTCAGAAAGGGCAGAGATGGTTAAAAAAACTGGGATGCCGACCAGAACCAGACAGTGCGTCACAAGCATCAGAGAGGTTCATAATAAACGATGACAAATCAAGAATGGATTTCTAAATACCGATCCAATAAAGAAGCTGTGTGGATCAAATGCGAGCTTACAGATGGCTCCAAGCATTACCATGATCATTTCTCTGGGTGGATAAAAATTAAGGAGCTGTGTAACGAAAATTCATGCTTCATCAAAGATTTAAAACTTTCATACAGATCGCACGAAGTCAATATTGACGTAAAGGACGCAGATGCAGTTTACTTAATCAGGTCGTCTATGGGTCAAATGGGGCATAAAACTAAAAACATGTACACAACAGGTGTGTTAAAAAAAGATGTTATGTACAAAAAGATGTGGCTCATACCAGAACTTGTTGTTGAAAAAGAACTTGAAGATAAACTTAGCGAATGTTTTGAACAGGCGATAATTTATAATGAAAAAAAGAAATCGAACAGATAAGAGTAAGTACAAGCATGAGTCTACTGGAGATTATTGTACCTGCGCCGCTTATGTAGCAGAAATAATGTGTAAAAAAAACGCAGAGAAAAAGAACCAAGGATCTCTGCCTTACAAGTTTTGGAGCAAAAAGCCTTGGGACTGGACTTTTAAACGTCAACTTTTTGTCGCAAACAAACTGCTTAAAACGTACTCAGAAGAGGCTTTGGTAAAGGCGGTTAACTCAAATGATTTCAAAGGTATATTTTCTTTAAATCATCCGAAAGTTGTGAAGGTTATAATCAAATATGAAAAACTAATTAAAAGCCAAAAATCTCAGCCAAGACAAGAAATTGAGGTTAAAGAAAACCCAACTACTAGGAACAAGGGTTACGGCAATAAAAATAACTTACTTAACAAATTGAGAAGGATTGAAAATGGCAAAGAGAAAAAAGAAGATTGAGTATGATGATCCGACAATAGCGACTTTGTGTGCGAAATATGGGAATGTTATTGAGTCTGGCACAAAGGTGTTAGAGTCTCTGGAAACGTATGATACCATTAGTGTTAGTCCAGCATTGGACATGGCACTCGGTGGTGGACTTCGTGAGGGTCAGGTTGTTGTAATGACTGGCGACCCAAAGACTGGAAAGACAACGACCGCCCTGTATGCTGCTGCCAAGGCACAAGCCAAAGGTAAAAAAGTATACTATCTAAATACCGAAGGTCGTCTGACCAAGCAAAACTTTCGTGGCATCAAAGGTTTAGATATTGATGCTATTCAAGTTGTGCAAGCTACAGACGACACCCCTATCGTATCTGCTGAGACATATCTTAATATCATGGAGCGACTTCTTAAAGAAGAAGAGAACTTGTTCTTGATCTGTGACTCTACATCTAATATGGTTCCACAGGACGAGATTGATGGAGAGATCCGCACAGGTGTCCGTAACGCTCTGCCACGCTTGTTGTCTATGTTCTTCAAGCGTATCAGCGGTGACGTATCACGTATGAAAGCTATCGCCGTGTTCATTACTCACAACATCGCCAATACTGGTGGATCACGCTTTGCACCCAGCAAGATGGCAGACTGTGGCAACATGCTACAGTTCCAAGCTGGAACCAACATGGTTATCACACACCGTGGCAAGTGGGAAGTACCCAAAGAGTCAGGCAATCACGTTGGTCAAGTTGCTAACTGGGTAATCAAAACCTCTGCTGCTGGAGGGATACCGAACACCAAAGCTGCAAGCTGGATTAAGTATGGCGTAGGAATCGACGAGGCTCAAGAGCTTGCACAGATAGCTACAGATTTTGCTCTCATCCAAGCAAAGGGTGCATGGTACACAATATCTTGCTTAGTCGATAACCGAACGAACCCAATCGTTGCTGCATATTTATCAGATAAAGATGTAAAGGCAGAGGACGAAGAAGCTGTAAGTAAAGCGTTTAAGTTTCAGGGAATGGAAAAGCTGGTAAACTTCCTAAATGACAATCCTACCTTGTTAGACTTTATATATGATGAAGTTAAGGATTTGCTCTCATGAAAGTTGTTGGGCTAAATGGTAGAGAGTATAATCTCGACACCAAGAAATACCTCATAAGCACTCGGATTAGGCGTAGCTTCTATCATTTACAAGCTAGGGAACTTATAGTGGAGCTATTTCATCCCTATCAGGTGCTTGAAGAAGTTACGCTTCCGGGTTCTTCTATGAAAAGATCCAAATTAGCCCTTGACTTTTTGATTCCATCGTGTACAATAGGTATTGAGGTTCATGGCGAACAACATTTTAAATACACCCCGTTTTTCCACAAGTCTAAGGCAGGGTTTGCACAAGCAAAAAAACGAGACTTAGACAAAAAAGAGTGGTGCAGAATTAATGATATTAAATTAATAGAGCTACGCTGGGACGAGTCCGTAGAATATTGGAGAGAAAAAATTGAACACCAAAGAGCGACTTGAGCATTTTCTTAAAGGAATCGACGGTTATGTGTTAGGGCAGTATATAACTTCCCCTAAGATAAATCCAGAGTGTATGATTCCAGAGACTATGAATCAAAATGAATTAGATAAATTAACGCAGCAAGAATGTTTCGACAAAGCCTTTATGCTGATGCAATACGCAGACCATATTGGAACAGAACGGGCTAAAACCCAAAATGTAATCCGCTGGTGTGAAGATTCACTGCAAAAAATCATTGGTCAAGAGATCGAGGATGGAGAATGGGGCAAGTACGAAAAGCACGAAGTAAAGGTCGGGCAAATAATTAGAAACAACCATATTGCTTACAAGGTCAACGAGTGGAAAATGACCGCAGAAGGTCGTCTTGAACACCTACAACAAAGAGACTATAATGTTCGCCGCAAGGCAGATATTTTAATGGAAAAAGGAAAAAGAAAATGATTAATTTTGATGATTTTGTAAATTCGCTGTCTGACGAACAGAAACAGAAACTTATGCAAGGTCTTATGGAAGCGTCTGAAAGACCACCAGTAAAAATTAAAGCTCGTGACTTACCATCGAGAAAGTCAAAAGATCAAGAACAGGAGGAAACGGTTTCCTCAAAACCTAAGTCGAATGTAACAGAAGATTTTAAAATGGTTAGAGAAAAAAACACTTTAGAAAAAAGGAAGATTCCGGTGAGAGCCAAGCAAAATAAGTTTTCAGATGAAGGGTTTGAAAGAGATCCAGATTTTGACCCAAGTAAATATGAAAACAAAACCCCAAGAAGAAGGAAGCCAACTTCTAAGAAAAATGTTGAGTGTCATGTTTGTGGAAAATCGTTTTCTATGAATTCAAGTTTAGTTTGCGGTGAGTTTATTAGGTGTAATCGTTGTACAGGTAGATAAAAATGAATCTAGAGTTATCAGATATTGGAGCAGAACGAGCTGTGTTAGCAGGTTTGTTCGCTTATGGTTTTGAGTCTTATGTTGAAATAAATGACTTTATTCAGCCCGAGAGCTTTGCTCACGGTCACAATCAAGTTATATACAAATGTGTTGAAAAGGTTTTGGAGTCCAATGCTTCTATTGATATTCCTGCTTTGCTTTCTGCGGCAGAGCAATTAAAATTATCTGAATCTATTCAAACTTCTAGCCAACTGGAGTATATTACAAACTTAATGGACTATCCTGTTAACAAGGATAACGTCCCGTTTTTTGCTTCACAAATCGCCAAGTTTGAATTCGCTCGCAACGCCAAGAAGATAGCGAAAAAGATAGACCTTGACATATCTAAAATAAATGGCGACGAAACGGTTGATGAAATCATCTCTATGGTAGAAATGCCGCTGATGGACTTCTTGCGAGAGGATGAGCAGGGAACCAAAACCGAGATGCTTGGTGACAATCTTGATGAATACATCAACTTCCTCATCGAAAACACATGCGACCAAATAGGATTGTCCAGCGGGTTTGCAAACTATGACGCTATTATTGGCGGTGGCTTACGCCGTAAGTGTATTGATCTTATCGCCGCCCGACCGGGAGTGGGTAAGTCTGTTTTCGGAGATAACGTAGCTTTGCATAATGCCCGTCGAGGTATTCCTACGATAATGCTAGACACTGAGATGAGTAAAGAGGATCACCTCAATAGAATCCTAGCCCACATCAGTGGCGTTCCCATTAATGAAATTGCTACAGGTCAATTCGCGAACGATGAAGAAAAGACAATCGCCGTCAAAAGGGCGGCAGAAGAAATCAGAAACATTCCTTATACTTATGTGAGTGTTGCTGGTCAACCCTTTGAGACTATTCTAAATATTATCAAGCGTTGGATTCTTCGCGATGTAGGCCAAGACGAAAACGGTAGAACCAATGACTGCTTGGTTGTTTACGACTACCTAAAACTGATGAATTCTGCTGGAATCTCCAAGGGTCACATCCAAGAATATCAAGCTCTTGGGTTTCAGATTACAGAACTACACAATCTATCTGTTAAATATGATTTTGCTTGCCTATCATTTGTTCAGCTTAACCGTGACGGTATCACAAGAGAAGATACTGGCTCTGTTAGCGGCTCTGACAGGATTGTTTGGTTGTGTACCTCACTATCCTACTTTAAAGAAAAGTCGGCAGAGGAAATCGCAGAGGATGGGCCACAAAACGGCTCTCACAAAGTAGTAAACAATAAAGCTAGGCATGGAGTAGGATTATCCGATGGAAACTACATAAACTTTCAAATGTCAGGTCAACACGCAAAACTTACAGAACTTAGAACTAGGGATCAAGTGCTTGCATGTCCCGATGGTGACGTAATTCCGGGCGCAGAAATTCCGTTCGATATAGATGAGGATTAAGATGTTAGAGAGTTATCCATGCGTCGAGTTTAAGAAAGAGGAAAAAGAAAATGGTGTGAAAGTTTTAATGTATAGAGTATTAACAGTACAACGTGTAAATTCGGATATACGCTTTGCGTACTCTGAATGGATGAAGTTTCCCTCTGAGATTTAAGCTATGCAAAAGACTTTAGATTTAAACAAAGTAAAAGAAATTATTTTTGAAGATATTGAAAAACTTCTGGATAGTTTTGACTTGGAATATGAGCAAGTTGCAGATAATATATTTATGAAGTGTCCTATTCACGAAGGAAGTGACAATCCACAAGGTCTATCTATTTCTCTAACTAAAAAGGCTTGGAGATGCTGGACTCGTGGATGTCACGAACACTATAATACAGATATATTTGGGTTTGTAAAGGGTGTGCTCCAAACAGACTCTTTTTCAAAAGCTTTAAAATACGTTTGTTCTTTATACAATGTGAATGGGGCTAAGGCTGATTTTAAACAAAGCACCAAACGAGAAGAAGATCCGTTTTCGAGTCTGGTAAAAGCATTAAAAAAGAAACCAGTTGAAACAGGACTTCAGCCCAATATTTCTCCAGTAAAAACTTTAGGCAAGTCTCCGTACTTTGAAAGCAGAGGGTTCGCCCCGCGAACCTTACTTCATTTTGGCGTGGAAGATTGTGCTGATAAAAAATCTGCAATGAGATATAGGGCAATTATACCTATACGATTTGGCGGTTTGGAAATAGGATATATAGCTAGATCAACAAAAGTCTGGCTAGAACCGAAATACTTATTCTCAAGCGGCATAAGGAAAACGGACTATCTATACAATTACGATGAGGCTACCAAATCGACTTTATCAAACCAGTGCCTATTTCTAGTCGAAGGACAGGGTGACGTTTGGAAACTATGGGAGTGTGGTGTAAAAAATGCGGTTGGATTATTTGGTAAGGATATATCTGAAAGACAAAAAACCTTATTGCTAAAAAGCGGGGTAACAACATTAATAATACTTACAGACAATGATCAAGTCGGTAGAGAGTCAAAGATAAAAATAAAAAGGTCTTTAGGAAAACTTTTTAAATTAGTTTTTCCACGTATGGAATCTAAGGATTTAGGAAGTATGTCTAAAGAAAAAATGCAAACATATTTAAAAAACAATCTAAAAGGATATTATTATGATAGTGGGAATTTCGGGTCGTAAGCAAACTGGCAAAAGCACAATAGCAAATATTATTCATGGATTAAGCATAAGAGAAAGAGGATTGGTCAAAGACTGGAATATTGGGGCTAATGGAGAGCTAATGATCCTCACAGAAAACTCTAACGGAGAAGAAGGATGGGGCGAGTTTGATGTTACACGCCAAGATGAACAGTTCACAGAGTGGGCTGAACACAATATGTGGCCCTATGTAAAAGTCTACAGTTTTGCAGACCATCTTAAATGGATTTGTATCAAGTTGTTTGATATTCCATTTGAGTGTTGTTTTGGAACAGACGAGCAAAAGAACCAGCCGCAGGAACATTTGCTGTGGGAAAACATGCCGGGAGTGATGACTCCACATGAATGGTCAATGAGGCAAGGTGGCGTTGCTGCTGGGTATACTCAGAATCCAGAAGAATTTAATATTAAATTAGGGGAAGGTCCAATGACCGCCCGTGAGTTCATGCAGTATTTTGGCACAGACGTTATGCGTAAAATGTACGAACCTATCTGGGTCAATGCTTGCATCAAGAAAATACAACAAGAACAATCAGAACTGGCAATCATTGCAGACGTTCGCTTCCCTAACGAGGCGAAGGTTATAGAAGAAGCTGGCGGGACTGTTTTGAGGATCAAAAGAAATACAAAAAAAGATGATCACATTAGCGAAAGCTCTTTAGATAATTACACCTTTACTAATTATATTGAAAATAACTCTAGCATTGAATCTTTGATAGTAAAGGTAAAAGAATTTTACCATAAAATAAAGGAAAAAAATGCTAGTAACATATGTTAGAAGCTCGTCTTACAACAACTATGAATTTTGTCAAATGCAGTATTTCCTAACCTATGTTCTAGGTTGGCGTTCTAGTAGCGGAAAAAAAGCAGACATGGGAACTATGGCTCACAAAGTCATGGAAATCTTAGCTGGTCTCAAAAAGTTTGAGCAAGACAATCCACGCAAGAAATATCTCGTTGTAGAAGATGATAAGTGCGGAAAGGTGCGGATTCATAAAGATAGACTTCACACAGACGAGTTGGTGGATGAGCTAACGGAAAAGGCGATAGCAGACTATGCCGCAACCTCCACCCACAAGTTTTATCGCAAAGAACGTGGAGAAGTTAGGGAGACTGTAGAAACTTTTCTAACTTGGAATAACGGTCAGTTCGACCCACGACTCAGAAACATCTACTATCCAGAGCCTCATTTTGACTTGCCAATCGAAGAAGAATGGGCTAAATTTGACTTTGTAGATGTCAATGGTAACGTCCAAAAAGGACAGCTAGCCATTAAGGGTACGATTGATCTCGTTACCCTAGTGAATGAGGACACGATTGAGGTGGTTGACTGGAAAAGCGGTCGCCGTCTAAATTGGGCAACGGGAGAAGAAAAGACATACGAAAAAATGAAAAACGACCCACAACTACTATTGTATTTCTATGCGATGTCTAAAATGTTCAAAGAGTTCCCTAATAGAATTATGAGCATCTTCTTCTATAAAGACGTAGAAGGCAAGCCAGACCCAACCCCTTTTAGCTTCTGCTTTACTGAAGCTGACGAGGATAGATTTCTAGAAATGCTTAGAAAACGAGTTGAAGAAATAAGACAAAATGTATCTCCAGAAGTCCTCGATCCCACCAGAAGGGACTTCAGATGTAAGTATCTTTGTCATTTTTGCAAGAACAAATTTGATGGAGAAGAGGATAATATGTGTATAACTATAGAGAGGGAGTTAGTCCAACTTGGTATGGACAAGGTTGTAGAAAAACGCACTGCACCAGACTTTAATATTGGCTTTTACGAGGCTCCGGGATAATGTTTAAAGTAAGTTACAAACTCCATAATGAACCACCAGACTTGAAAAAGTGTACTATATGCGGAGAAAAGGCAGAAGGTGGGTGTATCCCATTGGGGTCACTGTGCGGCCAACACGCAAAAGAGTGGAAAGACATGGTTTCAAATACATTCAATTCAATTAAAAATAAAATCGGAGGAAATTGTGGCAAACTACATTAAAGCGGCTGATGACAAATATTACTTTGATAATTACGGATCTGAAGAAGAGCTAACAGAAAACAATTTTTACGTACCAGCAGAGGCTGAATACGAAGATTGGGGCGAAGAAACTGAAGAATGGGATGTCTCTGTAGCGAAACCCGGATTGTGGGAAAATATTCGTAAGAAGAAAGAGCGAGAAGGTAAGAATTACAAGCCAGCAAAGAAGGGCGACAAAGATCGACCTGATCCAGAATCTTGGAAAAAAGCACAAAATGCCTATAAGTACAAAGACCCCAAGACTGGAGAAGTTTACGAGTACGAAAGAAAAGGTATCTACAAGAAAGATGGAAGAACTTTAATTCCGGCTCAAGCAGCAGAGTATCAAGGAAGAAAAGTTCAACTTGGGAAGCCTTTTAGAACCCCAAAGGGGCCAAAGAAAAGATCGGTTTATGTCAAAAATGAAAAAGGAAATGTTGTTAAGGTAAACTTTGGAGACCCTAACATGAAGATCAAAAAGGACGATCCCGGAAGACGCAAAAACTTTCGCGCTAGGCATAATTGCGACAATCCCGGACCACGATGGAAAGCAAGATATTGGTCTTGCAGGGCTTGGTAGAGACAGGACTACTAGGAAGGATTGAGGTAAAGGATCTTATCTTTAATTTCAATCAAGAGGTAGTTAGATGTTTAAAACATTATTAAGTGTAGCTGTTTGTTTAATTGTTAGTTCAAATTTATATGCCCAAAGAGTAAAATACTGGCTGGAACCCAACGGTCATATGGCAGAAATTTCTTCTCAAGAAACTCATCGCAGAATAGATGAGGCTTTGGATGAAATAGAAACCATTTGTGATATTGAGTTTATAAAAGTAAGCGACCCCAGAAAAGCTAAAATTCGCTACTTTTTTAGACCGCAAAATCAAATGGAGTATGGAGCTTTAGGTTTAGCGTATGTAAGCAAAGGCTATATCTTGTTGAATAGCACTAGAAAAATAGGGTTAAACACAGAACGAGGCAATAGATATGTACAAAGCGTAACCCAGCACGAAACACTTCATATGTTTCGATGGAAGCACAGTCTTGTACTAGGGGGTATAATGCACCCTTACAACATACCAAAATACTTTAACAAGACGGACGTATATAATTTACAGAAAAAGTTTGGCAAACACAGAGACAGAATAAACAACGCTACTGGTCAACGTAAGCCGCGTGACGGCAAGCCAGACGTTCTATTTGTGCCTGCTACACTTAGATTGGCTGGAGACAAGTTTAGAGCTTTAAAAGCGGAGCACGACGAGCTACATGAGATTAGAGCTAGACTTATAGCGGAAAGAGACGCTCTAACTGATCCAGACGCTAGGGCAGCAAAACAAGCTGAAGTTCTAGACAATGTTATGGACATTTTAGAGCAGAAAGTTCCCTTGGGGTTAGCTGCGACAGAATGGCACTTGATTAATAATTATTGGGTTGGGACTTACGGATTTATCAATACTTATAAATAGAGGGAAAAATGTCTTCTTTTTCGTCATACAACCGGCTAATATCTAACGCCGATAAATCTTTATCTGACAAGATAAAAAACCTAAAGTATAGTTCTACTAGACCAAATTCTTTAAAGGTTTCAAAAGATGTCACGATAGGGTGGGACAATGTTTTAGCAGACCCGCCATTTAATGATAGTGAAACAACAAAGAACGAGCTTATGTATGTGTCGTGGCTAACAAAGAATAGAAGCGCGCAGGAGAAGCGATTAGTTGAGCTGGTTGATGACGAACCTAAAGCATTATACTACGAAACTTTAAGCGATTTAAATTTAGAGTTTCCGCATAAAATTTTTGATAAGTCTTGGAAAATATTAAATCCAATAATCAAGAATTTAAAAAATAGATTCAACAGACCTAGACCGTACCAATTAGCGGAATACTACGATGTTGACATAGATGTAATAGAAACGAAAACGCATCATACGCCAGCTTACCCGTCTGGTCATACAGCCTATGCAGCTTTAGCCGCCTACATATTAGCCGCTAAATATCCAGAACATTCTTCTCAATTCTTTTATCAAGTTTCTATTGCTGGCATGGCTAGGATGCTTCAAGGTGTGCATTACCCCTCAGATAACGAAGCATCTATGGTAATTACTGGAGCTGTTTGGGAAGATATAAGATACAGACTTTTCCCAGAATTGAAAAATTTCTAATAAATGTGTTGCAAAATACCAGTCTCTATGCTATAATAGTATAGAAATCGCTGACACAAGCGAACTATATTGAACTGAATATTGAAGGAAAAACATGGACTGGTTCCCACTGTGCAATTATACGCACTACTCTCTACAACAAGGTCTATCAAAACCCAAAGACCTTGCTAAAAAATGCTCAGACAACAATTATAAAGCCTGCGGAATAGCAGATTATAAAACTCTATCTGGAGCAGTATCTTTTTACAAAGCGTGTATAGATCAAAATGTCAAACCTATTATTGGTTGCTCTTTTGATGGCTTTACGCTTTTTGCCAAAAATCACCAAGGTTGGTTAGAGCTTATACAAATTGTTAGCTCAGTGGAAAAAGAACAACCGTGTCGGAAGTTAATTGACACGCTGGCATCTAACAAAAACTTGATTTGTGTAGCAAAGAGTGAGATAGACTCACCAATTAAAGGGCAAGACTTTTATGAACTCACAGAGTCTTTTGATGTTAGTTATTATGTAGAAAAAGTAGATGCTGAACTTCATAGAATCCTGCTCTGCTCAAAAGCAAAGACTACTTTACCAGCGGTAAGTAGATCAAGCGAAAAAGCTGGAGAAGATATAGCTTTCTTTGAATCAAATCATTTCTTTGTAAAAGATAAGATAGCCTCTATGGAACTCTTGATCGAAGATCCTAAGCCAGAGATTTTTAAAGAGATATACGAGAAGGTTGAAAATTATAACATTCTTAATCGACCGATGCTTCCAAGGTTTGACATTCCTGCCAAATACAAAAATGAAGGTGATTACTTGCGTCATCTCGCCCGTGAGGGGTGGATGAAACTACTGGACGACAAAATCAACAGCGAAGAACAACGCAAGATTTATGGAGACAGGTTTAATAAAGAGTTTGACGTTTTTGGAAAAGCAGATTTGTTTGGGTATTTCCTCATCGTTTGGGACATTTTAAACTGGTGTCGTGAGCAGGGATGGATAGTAGGTCCGGGTCGTGGATCTGCTGCTGGCTGCCTAATTTCGTATCTTATGGGTATCACGCTAATTGACTCAATAGAATATGACTTATTGTTTGAGCGATTTTATAATGAAGGTCGTAATACAGAAGATCATATTTCACTACCTGATATTGATATGGACGTGCCCGGAGCTAAACGGGACGAGATCATATCTTATTTGAAGCAGAAGTATGGGAAAGACAATGTTAGCCAAATGATAACATTCTCCAGACTACAGGGTCGTAGTGCTCTAAAAGAAGTTCTTAGAGTAAACGAAGCCTGCGGGTTCGGAGAGATGAACGAAATGACTAGGTACATTCCAAATGAGGCAGATATATCTGATCAGCTTGCATTGATGGATGAAGAGGACAGATCCATAATTAGATGGGCTTTAATAAATAATTCAAATGATCTTAGAGACTGGTGTTATGTAGACGACAACGGTAATCTTAAAGGCGATTATGCGATGTACTTTCA